GGCATGATCCATACATTGTCAAAATATTTATATGCAATACTGTTAGCACTACAGTTTAGTGCACATCCTCCCATTAGCACAAGATTGCGGCTAGGTAAAACTTTGCTCCAATACCTAAGCAGTTCTCGAAGTATCGTTTCGTATACCTTCTGTGTTGCGGCAGCAATATCGTACATGTCTTGTTTTGTTTTAAGATCATGTCTCCAGCGTCTACAACCTCTATGTAAATTACGATTAAAGTATACTTCTCCTCGATATATGTACTTAATAAAATCATTTAGGATATCATCATACAATCTATTAGGATTACCATAAGCAGCCATACCCATGAGAATATACTCATCTTCGTTGGGTTTAAGACCTACACGTTGTGTCATCGCACTATACCATAATCCTACGCTGTGCGGATATCCTTGACTGTATGCCTTACGCAGTCTGTTTCCTTCAGCCCGCCATACTGTAAGCGTTTCAAACTCTCCAATACTATCAATACAGATAACAGTAGCATTGTCATAAGGGCTTGTAAAATAGCCGGCAGCGGCATGACTATGATGATGATTAGCATACGAAACTGGTGCTTGTATACCGTAATCTTTTAGATACTTTGGTATGTGGTTTTCGTTCCAGCGCCACCCTTGACCTGCTCGAAGTTGTCTTAAGGTTTTCTTAATAGGATTTTCATACCAAATTACTCTATCTGGTTCGCCGTAGTGTGTTGTAGCGTAATCCAGTAAATCTGTATTCAAGTCAGCATCGTTTTTTACACCACTAAATCTTTCTGAGTGGCTTGCAAATACTAATTCTTTTTTGTCAAAAACTGCAAGAGATGCGTCATGACTATTTGCTGATATTCCGTATGTAATCATTTATGTGCAACTTCTAAATAATAAATTTGTTTATCTTTATACATAACTGACTCTGCATAACTGGTAATTTTTAATCCTGCATCTGTTACTATTTTTTCAAAATCTTTCGGAGTAGAACCAAATCCGTTTTCTTGTAAAAGTATTTTGCCATCAGGCCATAGTAGTTTTTTTACGTTATTGTAAAAAGATTTATGCGCAGCCCAGTCTTTATCTACTAATATATCTTCTATATGTTTAAATTGTGTTACATCAAAACCTAAAGAGTTACTTGCAGACTCTACATCTTTCCAGTGTGGAGGATTGCCAACAACTAAATCATATTGAACATCTTTTATATTTTCTAAGGTTGACCCCTGATATATTTCTACTTGTTCTAACTTATTATAATCTCGTGTTTTTTTAAGTTCTGCAATAGCAGGTTCGTACATATCATTAAAAGCAACTTTATCACATAACCCTGTTGCTAAAAAAGAATATCCTATAAAACCAGGACCACTACACCATTCAAGTACACTGTCAACTTTGTTGTACCATTCTTTTACAACCTGCATATATTCTAATGCAAGGAAGTCTCCGCCGCCATTAGTTTCGTTAGTATAAAAAACATCAAGGCCGTTTACTCGCCAAATGTAATCTATCATTTATAAATGAACGGATCTTTTTCTTGCAATTCTTTCATTTTCTTTTTAAATTCTTTTTCTTCTTTATATTTTGTATATGGAGTTTTAAGCCAATTCCAAAATCTCTTTAAGTAAACCATTTCTTTGCTCCTAATCTAATTTTAAGCGGCGATTCTTCTGCCGCCATTGCAATACTGTGCAGTGTGTATAGTCTGCCATAGCGGTATACAGCATCACCTATGTCGTTAACATCTTCTGACCAGTTAGGCATTGCTACAGAATAACCTAATTCAATAGCACGTTCAACTAATTTACTGCCTGCTTTATCTCTATCAGGTACAACAACAATTTGTTTCTGTAATCTATTTAACAGCATTGCTTGTTGATCGCTAATTTCTGATCCGCCTAGTGCACAGCCTTCTACATGTATAGCGTCTATTTGTCCTTCGCATACAATAGCAAACAACTTATTGTGACGCTGTTCGTCTAATCCGTACACAAATCCTGGCTGGACTTCTGTAAGATACTTGGGTTTCTTGTCAGGCACTACTGATCGTCCGGTCCAGCCTACTACCCTACCTTCGTAGTAGAAAGGTACGATTAGTCTGTCACGGTATCCTAGGCTTGGGCTCCAGTAATAATCTGTATCGTCCACGTTTAAATTACGTGCAGCCATGTATTCTAGTATAGCCATACTAAACTTATTAAAGTTTGTTATGTCTGTAATCTTAACAGCATCGTCTGGTAACGGAACAGTATTAAATGTAGGTAGTTGGGCTATTTGTGTTTTTGCCTCAACACCCTCATTCTCTCTCATAACTTCTAGTGCTACCTTGTTGATTACATCGTCAGGTGTTCCTAACCACTGGAACAGTTTACGCATTTTATGAGAAAAGTTTCTGCCTGGTTGCCAAGATGCCTTAAACCCGCAGTTAAAACAATGATAACTTATGCCGCCGTCGGGATTACTTATTAATCCCCCACGTTGTCGAGTATCTGCTGTAGTACCGTTATGATGACAGCACGGAGCATTAAATGATATCCAGCCACTAGGCGTTGTTTTACGCTTTGGCGGCAGATAAGTCATAATTGTATTAGATACTGTACTCATACTAATATTATAACGTATGTAGTACATTCAGTCAAGTAAAAATTAATAGATTTTTCTTAGATTATATCCAACTGGATTAACTGTTTTTATTTCAACAGGGATGCCATTTATATCAACGAACTGAAAATGTGTTGAAGTTATTTTTTTAATAGACTTTGCTTTGTAGATTTTTGGAGCCCAGGTTTCTTTCGTTACGCCATCTGCACTTGTTTCAATATGAGCAGGAAAATAAATTTCTAATTCATATTCTTCTTTTATTAGTTTTAACCACCACTCTCTTATTGCTTTCCACATACTATACTCTCACTAATATTTTTGATACTTTGCTTGCAGGATCAGCATTGCATTTAAATCTAACATAACTAAAGACACCATTATAGTTTACAGGAGTTGGTTCTGTTTCTGAACCTGTAAAAGATACTGTAGCTATGTCAGCCCATTTTGTGCTTTCTCCTATTTGATTATCTAAGGTTGCTTGTACAACTATGTTGCCAGAGTAAGCAGATGTGTAAAATGCAGCAGTGTGCAGAGCTTCATTGCCATTTAGTGCTGGCTGAGCTGAAATAGTTTCAGAAACAAAAATATCACTGTTTACATCAGTTTCTGTAAATGTACTTACTGAATATGTTGGTTGAGGCCCAGGGAAGGCTGTTCCGTCGATAAAAATATTTCCTCGATTATCAAAATGGCTATCAGTGTAAGTTAAAGTTTTTGCGTTATTGCTGTCAAGTAAATAAACGTTATAACTAATATATTGTTGTTTTAGATTTAATAAATCATTTTCTGTAATAGTAACTTGGAATAATCCTTTTACGTTGCTAGAACCATCGCTCAATACTTCTCCATCTTTTTCTAAAACTAAAACATTATTTTCATCAAATGCTACAAACTTAGGTGTGTAAAGGTTTGTATTAATTGGTTTTTGGTCGGCATTCAATAATTTAAATTGAACTACATTATCTATTCCTCTATATATTTTTATTTGTCTTTGATACACTGGTTTATACTCCGTAACGAATCCTGCGTCATTCACAGCAATTTCAATTCTATTTTGAACTAAATATCTAGGTACAAGTTGCATAAAGTATTTATTTGAAATGTTACTAAAAAATATAGAAGAAAATTTTCCATTTATAAGTGTTGTAACTTACGGGGACGAAGAGCATATTGGTATAATAATAAACCAAGACGCCCAGGTCACCTCTATGTACAATTATAATCGCATAAAGTCCGAAGCCGAAAAAAAGCATTTTCTTCTAATGGGAGAAACATGGTGGTGGGAATCTAATCGATTAATACCTATTAATATTTTTTTACGAAACGACATGGATTCATTTAGGTATGCAATTCAAACAATGAACAGCAAAGACGTTACAGTGAAATTTGGACCGGCAGTTAATTTGAATGATCTATCTACTAAAAGAGTAAAACGTCGATCTGTTCAGTTGGTTAGAAAAGGTAAGTAATTAGTTTTTTTGAAAAACAAAAGTTCGAGGGGCAACAAATTTATAATCTTCTAAAGTTTCATCAACTGCTCTTTTAACATCATCTTGATCAATATCGTGTCCTGTTAAAAACCCGCCAGGCCTAACTTTGGACAACCATGTTTCAATGTCTTGTTTTACATCATCGTATCGGTGAGAGCCATCTATGAATACTAAATCTAGTTGATTATCCTCAAACTGTTGAGCAGCACTAATACTTGTTGTATGGATACATTCTAGTTTTTTATTATATTTTTTTGCCATTGTTTTCCATGTTTTAGGAAATTTAACATGATCTATTCCGTAATAATGAGTTACAGTAGGACACTTTGATAAAATCTCTCGAGTAAGATGGCCTGTAAAAATTCCTATTTCTGCAATACTTTGTAACTTTTCTTTGTTAATCAATCTAACAAGTTCGGTCATTCTTGAGTCGTTTCCTACAATGTAATCGTAAAACTCTTGTATGTACTGTTCAGCTTTTTTAGGAAGAACACCTCCTGCATCAAATATTGGCCACACTGTTCTTAAATATTCTGATTTTGCCTCAACACTTACAGGCTCAGATGATTTTATTGCTGTTGGAACACCCGTAGGATTGTCGGGGGTACCCCGTCCTTGAATGGCTCTCTGTCTTAAAATACGATAACCTTTTGTTTGTGGAGGTTTAGGAATACGAGCTTTATAGCCCGATGGATCAACACGATCTTCATTAGGCCTAAATTTGTTAATATCAATATACGTTGGCATTCAATTGTTCTACTAGCAAATTCATATGCACAACACAAGCAACAGCATAAGAAACAGCGTGTGCCTTTTTGAAATAATAGGAACCGTCTTCAGGTTTTGTCCACACTTCCTTGAGTATTGTGTCCCACGACTCGTTGACTAGATGTCGTTTCGCTGGACGTATTATCGCTAGCACTGCTGCTAGTTGTTCTATGTTCTTGGGTTGCAAAATGCGTAGCACGTCTCCGTGATTGTTGAGATGAAAGACGCTGTTGTTGAAATCGTCGTGAAGCAGTAAATCCCATAGTGGCTCCTTATTCATTAGTTCTGTGAGATGGTGTTCGTCTCTAATATCTTTGTATATTGAAACGTTGAGAAAGTCTAGTTTAAAATAGCCGCGTTCTTCTGCGGTCTTGTGTTCTATTGTGCTGAGATTATCAATCGGATTATGAGGAATTTCTGTAACATATACACCAGTGTTGTGTTTCTTATCACTGTCTAGTTTTGCAACACGATGTTGTATTTTATTTAATATTACATTTCTATCTGCAAAATCTATGTCAATATCTGGCATTATAAATTACTCTCTTTTGCAACGTCTTTTACTAGTTGCACGTCTTTGGGTTGTCTATTAAATCGCATAGCCCAATGTTCAGGGTTCATTATGTGATATACTATACTTAGTTGTTCTTCATTAAGTTGATTAAGTAATTGCTTTCCGCTTTTGCAATTTAAAATTAACCAAGGTGATATTTTACCATCTTTAATATGCCATACTGCTCTGTTCAATGATACGTGTTGAAAGTAGTGATTCCAAGGAGCAGGAGGATTTTCTTCTGCCCATTCCATCATAGTCATTATACTGCGTTCAAGTGCTGTTTCTACACCTTCTTTACGTATTAATTCAATAGCATATTTTTCATACATTTCTTCTCTACACCAGTGATCTAATTTTACGCCACTAGTTACTACATGATTGATATACTTCTCAGGATATAAGGGCCGCACGTTACTAATAAAACTGCCAAACTTAACAAAAGCGTTATAGTACGGAGATTTGCAAAATTCATCATATGTTTTTTCCTTTTTTGCTCCTGCACTTAATTTATAAAATTGGTTAAATGCATAAAAGCCTAATTGTACTCGTTTTTCATTTTTTTGTAGGTGTCGTCTTTTTTGTTCGCAAACGTGTACTGATAAAGTTTTTTCCTTAGTGTAACCAGTACCACAGTACTCACATACATAAGGCTTTTCAGATTGCGTTTTCGAAACCATGTTCTTCAGCCAGTTTTTTGAGTTCTTTTGTTGTAGATATTCTAGCAAGTAATTCTACCTCATCTTGTTTCATATTAGGAAATAGTTTTTCTAAAAATTTAACTGCCTTGCTATTGCTTTTATTTTTTTGTTTCAAACCGATCCATTGATGTTTTCTAATATTACTTTTAGCATCACGTGTCGCACATAATAATTGCCATTGTAGTTGCGGATGTCTTGTTCCTAGTTCATTCCAGTTTTTATTATAATATTCGTTTGTTAAAATAACAGCAAGTTCTTGTGCATCTCTGTTGCCTAAAACAGAACTAGCATATCTATTAAGCAACCAAAAATTTACACATTTCTTTTGCTCGTCGGTTAATTCCTTCCATACGGATTTTGCATTTTCATCAATGCAAGCGAGTATTACTTTTAAAGGCAGTTTATCACTCATACTTTATTATACAAGATTGTACTAGAGCTGTCAAGTACTATGTTCGTTTGTTAATATTGACTTCTGATGTTAGTTCGCCGATTTTTTTGTATGCTTTATATTTTGCTTCTTCTAATATACGCACTTCGTTACGCAACATTTTATTTTCTTCTTCTAACGCACGACATTGCTTGTTAAGATCAATAAGTTGTCTACGAAGTTGTTCTTCTAAAGTGTCGTTAAGGGTTATATAATCGTCGTTCATCGTTTTCCCATTAGTCTAAGATTAAGAACAAAATTTTCAACTAACAGTTTAACAATAATTGCACGACTTGTCAAATCTTCTAAGTCCATTTCGAGAACATGAGCAGCCATCATAATATACGCTTGTTCTTCTGAAATATTTAAATCTCCCCAATCAATTGGGTCAAATTCTGCACCTTCCTTTGCAAGTATTACAAGATTACGAATTGCTTCGTCATCTATTTCAAACATATTAGTCATTATTATCCTTAACTAAGTAATAAGTATTTACTAGTTTTTCCATAAGACTCTTTAAAGTTAGATTAGCTTCGGCTTTTACACACAAATCTTCCCATTCAGAATACGATAAAAATTTTCCAGTTGCTTTTGCTATACCTACCGGGTCGCCACCGACAATCCATCTAGGTATAGTATTATGAGGAGCATCTCTATACTTTGCATACACAACACCGTTGGCTCTTTCGTATATAAGAGCTTGACCTGGAATTAATTTATTTGGTTGGTTGGCCAATAGTGCGTCTCCATATATCGTCGTGATTAAACTCAGCCCAATAAAGTTCAAATGCAACGCCATCTTCAACACCTTCAAATTGATGAAACTTTCCTGGCTTAACTTGTGTAAAGTCACCTGGCTCTAGTATAGTTTCATCTACAAGACCTGTTTGTTCTTCGTCTTGCCAAACACGCACAATCATTTTTCCTGACTCTACAAAAAAGCCATTCCATTTAAATTTATGCATATGTTCGCTGCACTGATATCCTTTTTTATATTCAATGCGATGAAACTCTAATACACCATTTGCATGGATCAGTTCTGTTTGACCCCATATTTTTCCTGCTTTCATTTTTCGGTCCTTCTAAAATAATTTTGAGTAATCTATACACTCACTTTGTCTACTAATGTCTTTTACAAAATATGCACATGGCGGTTCCGGAGTATTATTTAACGGCACTGTTAATAGCTGTCCGTTTTTTAATTTAGGAAAATACCATTTAACATCGTTGTAAAAATTTAATATTTTTATGTCCTGGAAATCAGTTTTAAACCCTGTTAAAGGATTAAAGACAAAGGCTTCAAAGCCTCTATCATTTAAACTAGTTAACGGAAGTACTTCTAGATCTAAGCCGCTATAATGATCTCCAACCACAACACTCCAATCTAACGGCATTGTGATTTCTTTCCCACCAATATCTAGTACCATTGCTGGTGCTGAAAAACTTTCTAAAAAGACTAAAGGTATGAAAAAGAAATCTGGGTTACTTGGATCTGAATTATCTAAAACACTAAATCTTACATCATCTTCTAATTGTTCTGGTAAGTCTTCTAGCATAAAACATCTATTTTCTAAAGTTAATATTCTCATTTTAATTCCAATCTATTTTTTCTATTGTAAAGGGATATTGTGCTTCTTTATAGAATTTTTTTCTTTGTGTTAAATGTCGCTTTGCAAATTTGCACGTTGAAGTTATATCCCAAATTTGCACAAAGTCTTTGTCCTTTGCCTTTCTTACGCCTCTGCCTATACTTTGTATTACTCTAACAAATGATTTGCCGGGTTCTATGAGAACCAAGTTAAATATTCTAGGTATATTGATACCAACAGCAGCAACGCCGTAAGTAGCAATAACCACGTGGTTGGTTCCTTCGTTGATTTCGTCATATGCTTCTTTTCTGTCCTTGAGTTTTACATCTCCTTTTACAAAAACACTACCTGGTATAAGTTCTTGTAATTTTTCGCCTGCACTAATTCTGTCTACTAGAATTAGAGTATTGCCTGTTTCCTTTACTCCATTTAAAAGTTTGCCTATGTATTCTATTCTTGCATCATCAGTTACTAGATACTTTAGTTCTGATTGATAATCTCTATGTTCTACCACATCCATTAACTGACAAATGTTAACATGACACTGTGACAGAACTCCTTTGTCTTGTAGTTCTTTTGCAGTAATGTTACCTATTACAGGTCCTAAACTTGCATGGATACTTTCAAACTCAAATGCCTCTTTGGGTACAGTACCAGTTAGTCCCCACCGTATCGGAGCATTACGTAGGTTGCGTGTAAGCAAGTTTTTAAGTACTTCTGCTTTTGCTTGATGTACTTCGTCAACAATAATTGTGCTTACACCTTCTAGGAACTCTGCTAGACTTAGTACGTCTTCGTAGTTTTTACTTTTCTTGTCTAAAATATTTAGACTTTGCCAAGTACATATTGTATGAGTCTTGCCTATTTCTTTTCTATCACCAAAGTATACTCCTACATCAAGTCCACAGTTAAGGTAATCCTCTTCGGTTTGTGTCACAAGAGATTTATTAGGTACAATAACAAGGCTACGCCCATAAGGTTCTGTGATATGACTTAGTGTTGCTGTGGTAATTGTCTTACCTGCGCCAGTTGCAATTTCTTGCAGGCTTTGCGGGTGCTTTAAAAAGTTGTTAATTGCTTCTACTTGATAATCTCGCAGAATGATTTCTTCGCCTTCTGCCGGATGCCCCTTGGGCCATACAACGCCTTGATCAGCCCAGTAGCGTTCTGTAATAGTTGGAAAATCTAATTTTATTGGATCTCTTTTATCTTCAATATCAGTAATTTCAACTCCGCTTTTATTTAAAATATCGCAGATTACATCAAGATGATTTACGTAGCCAGTGCCGCCAATACCAAAGAACGCAACTTTGCCGTCCCAGCGACCTAGTTTGTACTGGGGCATATATCGTGCATAAGGAACTTCAAACTTTAATGCGTTTGAAAGTTTGCGCCTTATGTCAACAGGAAGGCCTTCAAGTTTTACATTTACTTCGTCTTCAACTATTATTCTACAACTGGTCATAGTTCCTCAAGAGCATCATTATACCCATAAGTTGTTCTGTTATACTTAAACATTGCACTAGGCTGATTATCATAATGTATAATCAAGTCTGAGTTTAAAGTGAACTTACTTACTTTATCAGTTAACCTAAAACTGTCGCACAACACGACTGCACTAGGAATCCAATTTTCTTTTATTAAAGGTTTTGGTACATTACTTCTACTAATATACACTATTTTTGTATTTTCTGCAACCGGATTATTTAAATTTGTTTCTTGTACAAACGTATTGAAAATTTTACCTTCATTAGATGCATTATCTAATCTAAAAAGCACACTTACGTCTTTGTTGCTTACAAAATTATTAAAACTTTGGTAAAACAGATTCAAATGGTCAAATGGAATGTTTGTTTCGTCTATTAGAATTGCAAGGGGGAATCTATCAAGTTCTGCTAAACTAAATGCTAATTCATCAATTTTCCATGACTGAGGTTTTATCAAAATGTTTGCTTTGTTTCTGTGAATAATTTTCCTAGTAAGCACAGACAAATCCTTTTCGCTTTCTATAAGGTCATTTGAATCTAAATATTCTAAACCTAAAAGTTTTTGTCTATCTTTAAACATATAAAGATTTGCAATGTTTGGATTTCCGTAATTAGATTGCATATAATCTAAAGAACTTTGTATTATATTTTTAAATTGTAAATTATAAATTCCAGGAATAAAATTATCTTGATTGTCTACAATTTCTTTGAGAGCTTTATAATACGACAATAATTTTTCTTCTATTTCAAATTCTTTGTTTATGAAAGTATCTATTATATAAAATGCTGTAACTTCATTTAAATGAAATCTATGACTGTGTGTTGTGTGTTTATCATATCGATAAATATTTCCTAATTTCTTAGAACACTCCTCTTTTATCTTTTCTAATTGAAGAATAGTTTTTTTATTAAAAGGAAATCTTATTTCAATCCATAATTGGTCGTTTGTTTGACCTTCAACAATCTTAATATATTTTGATCTATCTATCGAACGAAGAGGTAATCTAGTTAAACCTTGAACAGCGTTATCTATTCGAAGGCCAGCATCTTGAAACTGATCACTATAATTTGTTACTTTAGCTATAGATAACTCTAACTGCCTATCTGTTAAAGCCGTACCTTTAAAAACTTGTTTGGCTATCGATCTAAGCAAAGACACGTCTGAGTCTGCTATTACAAATTTATAGTTATTGGTAGTATCTTGAAAGCCAACAAGAAATTCTAGGCAGTCTTCAACTGTTAGATTATCTACATTCATAAAATAATTATACTAGAAAAATACTATAAAGTCAAGTATTTTAACGGCATTCCTTGCTCTAACTCAGACAATGTATATTCTGTATATGCATAGTCGTTTAACCACTGCGTCCTGTCTGGCGTTATTGGATTTGTTATAGTTTCAAAACTTTTATTTGCTACGTCATATGCTAAACTGTCAGGGCCTGTAAAAACAGGAGTTCCTTTAATTACTGCTTGACAAGCAGGATTACTATTCCAGTTCACTACTGCTGAATATCTGTTTGGTTCGTAGTTAAAGTCGTCGTATGTACCTTGTAACTTTCTCGGTGTTTCTTTTATAACATTATCCATTGCTGGTATACTAAATGGAAATCGAGGGTGAGGACGCACAATAATCTGCTTATTAGTGTATTTCCTTATTTCTTTTATTGTTGATACTATCCAATTAGACATCGAGTCCATTCCGGACCATTGTTCACTTTTTTCGTGCTGTCCGCATATTAAAATTGGTCCATTGTTTTTCTCCCAAGGTTGCAATTTTAAACCAAGTGATTTTGCTCGGTCGCCATTATTGCCTTGGGGTACAAAGATTCCTTTTCGATTTATTCCGTTTAGGCCAACCTTCCAAGTTGTACCTCTCTTTATTCCGCCAACTTCTAGTACTATTATATTTTTGCCTAAAGCCTGAAATTTTTGCCAAACAGCTCTGTTGCCAGACATTCTACCGTTCCATAATACACTCCATATTACAGCAACATCGGCAGACATATCATTTTCTACCACAGTATAGTCATTTAATTGGCAGCCTTTTTTAAATGCATCAAATACTGGTTTACTATTTAAAGCGCCAAACTTTGTAAAAAAACTTAATTTCATATGTAAATACTTCTGTATAGCATATTTAACAGAGGTTCTAAATGTCAGACATAACTGTGGTAACAACTTTTCATCAACCAGGGCTGGAATTATACGGTCAAAGATTTATTGATAGTTTTGAGCAAAATGTAGCAAAACGTATAAAGATGGTTGTCTACGCAGAAGATTGCAATCCTAGTAATCCTGATCCAGAACAAATAACAATCTTAAACGCAAAGGATGCTTTACCTAAGTTGAATGCATTTAAAGAAAGATGGAAGGATGTACCAAAAGCAAATGGCAAATGCCCTCCTGAAATTAAAGCACGTAGACCAAGAGATTGGAATAAAGAATTTAAATGGGACGCTGTTCGATTTGCAAATAAAGTATATGCAGTCTTCGATGCTTGGGAGAAAAACTCAGGATGGATAGTTTGGATGGACGCAGATATATTTGTTCATTCGCCTGTGAATTTAAAAACCTGGAGAGGACTCTTACCAGAAAACAAATATATTACATACGTCGGCAGAGGCAAAGGATCACAAACATGGCCAGAGTGTGGGTTTTATGGTTTAAACAAAAATCATCCGGTAGCTCACACGTTTATGGAAGATTTTGAGCGTATGTATGAAAAAGCCGAAGACGGCATTTTTAAACTACAAGAGTGGCACGACAGTTATGTATTCGGAGAAGTTTTAAAAAAATACAAACAGTTTAACGCAGAGTATGACTACAGTGCCGAAATGTATCTTAAAGAGGCAAAAACAGGCGGAGGCGGACATCCGTTTATAAATTGCGTACTAGGAAAATATTTCGATCATATGAAAGGTGCTAGAAAAAATGAAGGTAGAAGTAAACAATCGGATTTGCAAGTTACACGGACTGAGGAATACTGGAGAAATAAATGAACATAGCAGTTAGCTAGTTAAAATTCTGTCTTTTAAACCTGCCTTAAAATGAGTAACATATTTTTTAATAATGCTTCTTTTCATTGGAGTTTTATGTTTGCCAGGATTTAAATTATTAATCTTATAACCGTTAGCTTCCATTTTCTCAACTGTTTTTCCATAAATTTCGCCATCGTAAAATCTTCGCAGTCCATCATTTTTATCGTTATGGTAGATGTCTGTATACGTATTTTTAAAATCTTCGAAACCTTTATGCGTTTTGTTTAGCATAAAAAATCCAGTTTCACAACTATGATAGTTAATATTATTTTTTGTATGCCATACACTAAAATGTGTACTAAGAGTATCATCTGGTAGTAATCGATTTAAAAAATCAACAGGTATACTTTGTTCTATTACTACGTCAGCATCGAGCCAGATGATCTTTTTAGCTTTAATATTATTCATAGCATCTATAATACTAAACCCTTTTTTTGCAAAAGTTTTTACTCTTTTGTTTTGATGTCTGTTTTGGAATTGGTCGTATTCAGGTCCAAGATCCCACCCCATATAATTTATCCAACTTTCGTTTATTGTAAAGTTATCTTCATTATACAAATATAAAGGCATTACGCCCTGCCAATATCTTTTGTAGCTACTGATCATATGCTTACCGCATCGTTCGTAATAGTCTTTACTCATACTTGTAAAAGCAACAAAATTTAACATACATAATCCTTTATAATGTTAAATGCTGTACCGTTTTGCAAGTCAATAAAATTAAAGTGACTCATAGATATTTTTTCAATCCAGTCTTGTCTCTCCGGACGAATAGGATTATCAATCATACTTAAATCTGTATTACACACATCAAATGCTTGACTTATTTTTGGATTTGGGTCAGTTACAAAAACAGGTATACCTTCAATGGCTGCTGCTACACCGGGACTAGAATTATAAGTTATCACCGCCCAGCATTTATGAAAATCTTCTAGTATTGATTGGTTAGTTGATATTTTTACATTAGGATAATTTAATCTAAGATATTCTTTTGCTTTTTTATCTCCTGGATGAGCTCTAACTACAATTTGTCTTGTAGTATACTGTTGTAAAGTTTCTATAGTCTTTTTACACCAATCCATAACATTTACCGAACCCATGCTCCAGCCACCGTTACGCTGTAAACAAATTAAAATGTGTTTTCCTTTGTTAGTCCAAGGCTGTAAATCTATGTTAAGATCTTTTTTAATTTTTTGCCAACGGAGAGGATCCACACGATCTGTAAAATAATTTCCTGTTGTTGGAAAGACATCGTTTAGACTAAATCTTAAATACGTGTTTAAATTTTTTGGGTCTCGATACAAAAATAAATTACTATCAATTGCAAGAGTGTGTTTTTGTATTTTTTTCTGTTGCTCAATGATTTGTCTGCGAAACATCAAATGAGGAGTACGGCCACTATTAGCGTGAACCCATCCTTGCATTACAGCAAGGTCACAAGGCTCCCATGTCGGAGTTCTTACCTGTTGACAATCGGAACAATCTCTTGCTCCATAATAAAAATTATCTAATACCAGTTCTTTTTCTTTATTAGTATTTCTAGCTGGTATGCCTGCATAGAAAATTCTAATTTTCATTGTCAAATTTCTCTTTTAATTTTCGTTTATTTTCTTTGTTTATCCAATGTTTAAAATAATGCCGAAATCTTGTGTTTAAAAGAGCATCAACATTTTCACAAGGCTTTGTTACCAAATTATGATAACCTCTTTTTTCGGCAAGTCTGCCTAATACTTGTGCATCGTAAGGACGCCATAATTGAGACATTTCTTCTTTGTTTTTCCATAATTTTTCATATTGGTTTATAAACAAATTTAATTTTGGATGCTCTTGATTAAACATTACTAAACCAGTTTCCCATCGATCGTCTACCCAGTCACTACTTTTCATTAATTACACTGC